AGACATCCACAAATTGAAACCTTACAGCAAAAGATGCTGCAGGAAAAATTCCTTTATGAAAATCTATAAAATAAGACTTCTTATCTTTTGCTATAAGTGAAGATGGTGGATCCATCTTCAAGTAAATTATACTGCTACTGGAGTATCTGCCATGTAAGTGAACGTGGGTACATTCAAAAACATGATGACATCAAAATCGGTGCCAGCAGATACATAATAGTCTAAGAACAAATGACCCAGAGGGTATGGACTAGAATTGTCACATACTACTTCGGTTGTCCACAATGCAGCTTGTTCACCCCACGTAGAGGGTGGTGCACATTGTTGCGATACGTCTGTGGTAGCGAATTTGAAATAAGAGTAGAATGGCACTGATATATTTAAACCAGCATTAGTCAGTTGACAAGCTAAAGCTTGTCCCTGAGTACCATTTTTCCTTTTCTCCCACATCCATTTGTTATTAGCACCAGCCGTACCAAACGCTTGATTCCCAGTTACTCTTTGAATCGTAGTGCGTAATGGATCACGGTAAGACCTAACACTAGGCAAGGCACGAGTACCAGCGGCCAAAATATTCCAATTAACTGCTCCTCTATAACCGAGGAAAGCCTGAGATACATATTGTATAAATGTATTTTGAGCCCAGTTAAAGTTATAAGTCGTGCCTGTGGTAACTACACCTTTAGCAGTATCCAATCCATTAGTATCATAACCAAAAGTTGGAGGTAAACGATACAATGACTGGATTGTATAAGCCAGCGCTTCTGTTCCCGCTTGTGCAGGAACTGCTGACAAGGCAAGTGTTTTTCGTCGTAGAACACTTCGCAAACTACGGATCTGTTCCCCCATGTACGTTAAATATAAATGATCAACAGGTGTTAAAATTTTGCCAGATACAACTATTTCTTGACTTGGTTCGCCCTTATTTACAGGGGTCTCCGCATCTTGAAGAGTGAGGGAAGTCATTCTATCTGCACCATCCAATGATGGTGCAGCATACTCGAGGTTTTCTGCACCACGAACAAACACAAGTACTTGAATAGTGGAAGAAGCGACAGGCGCTGACAATTGATTCATAATACGAACGGTAACAGTACCATTAGTAGAACCTCGAGTATGTGCGAACAACGCAGAAGTTCCATGCATTTTAGCAGCAAACGTGTTACTAGAGGCAGCACGTGTCTTGCACCATGCACAAAATTGTTGATAGGGGATGCGCATTTCAACATCAGTGTCTTTACAAATATCTACAATTTCTGTCATAACAACTGATGATGAAGCAGCGTCGTTAGTAATATTGGTTCCTGAATATCCGTCAGGATCAAACGAGATTCTTAGACGTCCTTTATGATATTGTGAACACACAACGCGAAACCTCAGAATTATATCACCACGCCAATACTGAAACATAGTTCCCATCCAACTCAAAGGAGTTTGATACTGAACCCAGTTTGTAGCACTAGCACAATCATAAAAAGCTTGGGGAGCAATCGCCGTGTTCCATAATAACGCATCAGCTGCACCAGCAGTGGTCCAGGAAAATGATGTAAGGAACGACTCTCGTTGCACCATATTAGATACAACAAGTTCATCTATTTGTTCAATCCCAATGGAAGATTTATCCACAGTTAATTCATTCTTACTATCTATAGTAAGTTTTTCAATAGGATGACCAATATCAGCAGATGCCATTGCTGGATAAGGTTTTGGAACCACAGGACTATGATTATCAATCTGGGGCACATCAGTATAGCCAAATAATTTAGCTATACTACTAACAGCTCCAGCTCCAATTGAAGTTGCAGTTGCAAACTTACCAATAATGGGAATATCCCCCAAACGACCAGTGAGAGCTGCAATAGCTGACGCAGGCCGACTAATGGGCCCAGTGGCATATTCGTCGTCTTGCATCGAAAGACCAATAGTAGGTCCACCTAATACAACATCTTCTGCCCAGGCGTAAACTTGAATTGTGATCCCAGCACCGGTAACTCCTGTAGCACTTTGGAGCTGAGTAATCAAACTCAAAGTAAGAGATCCCATCTCTGTAAAATCACTAGCAAGTGAACACCTTAAAAACTGCGCGGGCCACACAAACGGCAGAGTCATTTCAGCACCCTCATTTGATTGAGGATAAATCATGACCTTGGGTCTCTGTGACAAGGGTATAAATTTAAGAGACGCACCATCATCAATAATGGTATCACCCTTAAAAGTCGTTAATGGGCGCCATGAAAGCATAGCAGCTCCATAATAAAAGGGAGAGGCATTTAACATTATTTTTAACTTCAAGTTACACTTAATAAAAGCCCAATTATTGAGTTTATACTTAATGCGCGTATCATTAAAGAATAAATGCCAGGGCGCAAAAGAAACGGCATTTCCGACGGCATCAGATTCTGCCCAAGTATAGGTTTGAATCTTCACAGGCCGACTAAGAAACTTTGCTAAAGATACTGCATCCATCATTGCTGCATCCGCCAAACTATCAGTAGTTCCTAAAGTAGGTGCAACATATGACGTAGTTGTATCAGTAAACCTAATGTTCTCTTGCTCTTGTTGTGTTTGTTGTTGCGAGGAGGGAAGTTCAACTTCTTCACCATCTTGCACCTGAGAATACCACTCAGATCTGGTAGCTTCTTGCAAGCTACACGCTTTGTCACACGTCGACGTGCAACCATTACTATTTTTAGCAGGACTTTAATAATTACCCTGGATCAATCCCACGATCCAGACTTCTTTGGGCAATGGTTGTACTCACTTCCAGCCTTCCAAACATACTTGCCAATCTATCTGGAGGATCACAAAAGTGAGGGAGGTTGCTTTCCTGTTGGGCGATGACTCCACACCGCGACTTTATGCTTTTTAGCACAAAACTACTCTCCGAATCCACAGCGTCAAGGCGAATTCGTTCTTCTAACAATTCCTCAAGGAAACCTTCTTCTAATAAGTGATGATGAGTTATCTTCAAAAACTTGTCAGGCTCACGAGCCCAACAATTTAAAACTGGAGTACAGTTAGATGAATAAAAACACGCCTCGCACAATCGAACGTCCCAGTATCTCGTAATTTGCAAGACGCTCAATTCAGAAACACTGTTACTACAAATATCACACCTTTCTTGCTCAAATAATGAGCAATACAAACATTCGTTTATAGAAGAAAGCTCTAAATCTGAGTGTCTACATGTCATACAACGAGGACATAAAATTGACTCTTTACGATTTGGTATGATACACTCTTCACTACCACACTCATCACAAGTAGATCCATAGCATGTTTTCAATATAGTGTTACCTTGTATTTCAATAGGTCGCAGTTTATTAATAGCTTCATCATAGAAAGGAAACATACTTGGGCGCACGCAGTCCATCAAATCCAAACTTTTAAGAGCTTGCATTATCCAAACGCGCTCACTCCCATATTTCTCTCTACCATACCAAACCATCTCTCCAAGATATGTGTCTAAGTTAATTACAATCAAATGATGTGCATCCACACTAGCAGAGGGCAACCCATACATAAGCATTTTATGCAAAGAAGTATCTGATAATGGACACCCAATTCGATTAAGGTCCATATGATATACAAAGGTTCGTTGCAGAAATGTACACTCATCAATATGCACAAATGGCACACTAATAGAAGTTTTATCTGCCATAGTGTATTCTATACCAATAGTGTTCATGCATTCAGCGATTACTGAATGATCAAACCAATTACACTCCATAGAAACACCTCCAATATTATCATCACCATATGTTGCAAGGTGAACGTAATCTTTAAAGGACTCTTTCCCTGGCCTACCTCGAATAAAGGCCATACGCATATACAAGCAATTCACGATACAGTTAATAATTGTTGTTAAAGGATGCCCAGATGGATTCATGCCATAGACCATCAAAAGATCACCATTCACATTAACGCATGGCATGATTAAATCCCATTTAAGATAATTTAACATTTCAATATCTCCATCAGAATAACTAGCACGTTTACATATAGCAATAAGCAAATCCCATGCGGCTTCTAAAATCTCAATGGACATAGTTTTATCAAAAGCTCGAAAGTCACCAGCAAACATGCGTGACTTACCAAATGAAGTAATATAATCATATAACGAAGTCCAATCTTCACCAAAACAATTAGTACCAGGATAACTTTCAAACAATTCCTGATTCTCACAAATTAATTTGCAAATAGTAAGGAAATATTTTCGTACTACAAGAGAAAAAGCAAAATTGCTACCTGTAAAACATCTGGTATTATTAGATATAATCTTAGATTTTTTACGCACTTCATCTTTCAAATGACAGTTAAAAATAGGCATTGCTCTACGCCCTTGACGATATTGTTCTTGAATATAAATGTATTCCGCCATTATATTTTCATCAAGGGTATTAGTCTCACCATTTAAATAATACCTCTTTGAACGACAATGTGGAAAACCAGCTGAAGTATTATACGGAATATGATCAACATGATCCACTCCGTCTTCTCCCAGTACACACGCCTCAAGAGGCAATACCTGTACGGCACTCAACTGCCTCTCATTTAATTTTGATATCACTTCGTCAAAATACATATTCTTCGCTAAAGTGAGCAGACGACTGTCCATCATGACGTTTTGATGCATCATATCAGATACTACATTACGCCAAACTTCACGGCCCGCCATGACAGGAGGCCCAAATGCATCCTCCCAGCCTCGATCAAGGCACAATTGATGAACAAGAGATTTTTCAACTTTAGACTTTGAGGGCATACGACACTTAATAGATCCAAAGATTTCACAATTTAAATGAGCGAATTCACGTATAATACTACGTTCATGTAGTGGTAACAAATTTAGTCTATGACAGGTTGCTGCATCCATTAATTGATTACCCTGGACTTCTAAAGAAAAATGTTTAATAGCACGATCAATAATTTTTTGAGATACAGCAACACCACGAGTATCTGGTTGGTCACTAAAATTATTCAAAGATTGATGAAGTGCTACTATACAGGGTCCTACAGAGGTCATAGCAACATACGGACTTCCACAATCACCTTTGATAGTGTTAGAGAATTTTGCTGCATAGGTTGTACTATTATACACATACTCCTTATATGTAAATGTAATAATGCCATTGTAAAAAATTGTTCGGGAGCGATTAACTTCTAACAACCCGCTCTCTCCTCTTTTTAACATTATTGCGGAGCATCCAAGATCAGGTATAAGATCTAGAGGGAACAAATCACTTATGTCACGAAACATACGAGATGACTGTACCATGTAAAACGAAATATCTTCAGTTTGAAAATGAAGCTGATTCTCAGTGGGAATAGTCACCTTAAGAGGATGACAAAAATTCTTATCTTGCTCACGAATAATAGTGAATGATGTACCATTTGGGAATAAATGGAAATTAGTCATTAGAATACGACCTTTAACGAAAATACCCATTCCCTGCTTAGTACGATCAGAATAATGACATAAAATTCTTACAACATTACACCCAATGCGTTGGGCTATCTCCTGTTCAGGCATAGCCTTCCAGGAAACAACAGATCGGCCATAGTCCAAAGCTATAGTAGGTTCTTGCTTAACCCAAATATTAGCTGAAGGTGCAGCACCTTGCACATCATATTCGTCAACATCCTTAACTAACTCAGGCGCTGGTGGTGGACGTGAAGGGGCAAAAATTTTTCGTGCCAAATAAACTGTAGCAATAAATGAGAAAACCGTAACCGCCCCTGTAAAGACTGTAAAATCTTTAACAACACCAGGACGATACCATCTACGAGCAAGAAAAATGAAAATACGAATACGGATAGAGTGAGGTAACCGAGGTAATAAAGATGAAAATATAAAAGCACCAAAATATACACTTGCAGAAACTGCATTGAAAATAAAAGATGTAAATAAAAATATACAAAGAGTACGAGTGATGATACACGGCCAAAAATAATTGAGCAACAACGTGCTCAAAACAGGCCATTTACCATCCCACATACTCTTAAAATATAACATGAAAAAATCCACACAACCTTCCTTCCAGGAATTGGCATACATCTGAGCCTGAGGTGTACGTGGGGAATTAGAAAAAAGAGAATGCAAATAGTGACGTATATCTCCATCTTGAATTTCATTAAACGCTCGCTCCCCAGGTGTCATGTCACAATCACAAGGTGACTCTGAACACAAACACACCGGACAACACTCTTCAATTCCCTCAGAATTCGATGAAACCAGGTCAGCATCAAAACACACACACTTCATAGCACTATGATGACACGTGAAACAATATTTAATACATTGTAATTCTCGACTTTTCGCCAAGATTTTCTTCTGTGTTTCATCATGGTCATGAATGCATTGCTTGAGCCATCTTAAAAAATCATAGATATTAGTAAACTGTTCTACAACCTGCTCCCGGGAGTTCACAATCTTACTACCATTGGAAACAATTGGGATAAACTTCTTAATGGTAATTAACCAATAGTCCGGAATATCCATATCCTCAGGTAGTTTACTACTATCCAATCCTCGCTCAGGAGTGGCAAATTCAGGCTTAACGACAATATCAATAACATAAGGAAAGCGACGATTAACTGCATAAGGACAAGCGTACGCAAATTGGGCGTTCAAATGCGCAGTGTTGGTTGTACCAACAACGAGCTTGGGAATAACTGCATTGTTCCCTTTCAATTCCAACTCGGCCATATTTGCCACATATGCTACATTATTCATAACCTGAATGATTTCACTAACTGAACTTTTATTCATAGTCAAACTATTGGGATGCTCATACGCCAAATCATCAAAAAGAATACTCCATTGAGAAGAATTAAAGTTTGACCAATATTCTTCTTTCAAATTTCGAGTATATCTAATGGACTCATCAACTCGCAACCCTTTAAGTTGGCCAAAATAAGATTCGATCAAAGTAACTAAAGTTGTTTTACCACATGATGGTTGAGAACTTATTAACACTGGAAAAGGGGCTTCACGCATACCTAGGCATGCGATGCGATTCAATAAATTAAATCGCGTAAGGCGAGCCTCATTAAAGTTTCGTTTAGCAACACCAATAAACCACTTATCATCAGAAGACAAAACTTGTTCTATACTGTTTGCATCATCACACAATTTATTGTAAGTACCCAACACAATCTGGACATCAGTCCGGATTGATGCATCGGGACTCCCAATAGCAGCATAATCAAGTTTTGCAGCTGCAAAACGTTCCTGCCACAGAATATAAGAATCTTCTTTAATAAAAAGAGACTCAACTCTACCTGAATGAGCATAAGAATACATTCGATTAACAATAAAAGTAAAACTTTCAGTTAAATGGTACAGTATTCCTAATTCATGATCGGTAGAATGTTTCTCCACTTCAGCATAAAAGTTCCTGAACAATTTAGGATCAGATTTAACGGGAAGGATGTCAGAAGCGGCAGCAAACAAATATATCAAGAATTTCTTGATATGAACCCAAAAAGCTGACTTTTCAAGCCATCCTTTTCCATTAAAAATATCTTCAACCTTCTTGAAAGTAGCTTCTCCAAAGAACATTTCACCATCCTGTATATTAAATTCACACAGAATTGTCTTTGCAAAATTAAAACAACTACTCACAAGACTTCCTCTAATTAAGTGCTTAATCAGGTGTAAAACACTTGTTAGGAGAGTACCCCAGGAAGTGACATTACGTATATCCCAAATAAACAAGATAATGCTTTCCACGATACTCCATGTCTCATCTGACACACCCATATGTGCAACAGATTCCTTCATACGCGACATCATATCCATAAAAACCGATAAATCTTGAGAACAACCACGATCTATAAAAAGATCATTCTCCTCATCTTGTAATTCGAATCGCTCAGCTTTCCTATCAAAAGCCTTTTGACGGTCCTGACGAATTAAACGGTTACAATTACGTCCTCTATCTCTTCTTTTCTCAAGACAGCTTAATTTCTCCGTAGTTTCACCAAGTGGTGAAACCGTTTCATTAATAAGCTTCTTCATATCAAAAATAATTTTACCTTTAATATGACAATGAGGGTGTCTTAGAGTACACACACCACATCGAAACACAGGTTTTGAGAGCTGGGTTAGAAGTTGACTCTTAACAACTTCAGATTGCTGGGAAACAGTTACACGTTGCATGGGCATAGTAACTTAAAATTGGGACACTTATACTTAACGTAGCGACGTGTGCCTAACGTAACGGGTTATTGTGTACCTACCATAGGTAAATCTAGCTTACCTGCTAGTCAGGGTCATTATTTACACATAAAAATATACAAATTGTTTTTACGACTCATAGTATATTTTGTTTAAAGTGAATTTCGAAGAAATCGACAATTGATTTCCATCCATTAAGAGTGACGTGTTTTTTGATTCATTGAACAGAGGTCATGGGTTCCAATATGGAAAATTAGTAACATCTAATTCACTAAAAACTCAATATAAAATGAGAAGGTTTTTGAATGACTTTAAAATATGCAATATACAATATGAAGTAAAATGGTTTTAGAGCAACTAAGCATACTCATTCGCTGCAGAATTTAAGTTTCTACAAACCATTCTCTTTAGGCTAGTCAAGCCAGAGTGAGAATAAACTTTTAGAAAAAACTGGGATCATTTTACAACAAGGTCTAACTTGGCGCAACGGTATTAATTAACACCGAGCGTGGAGAGAGCCTGAGGGGACTCCTCAAATATCCGGTGATATTAGTACAATCAAAAGAAAGCATGACATCACTCGTTTTCTTGGTAATCCTAGACAAACAAGGGGGCAATAATAGCTTTCAAAATAAAACGGCTCCAGCGTAAACTGGAGGTCTAAATGATAAAAATATGGGCTGACTAAAC